GAAAAAGAACATGAAGCAAAAAGAAAACACGGGTAATTGCCGGGCCAAGCCTAAACGTAATAGTGCGTTAAGCAAAATGAAATTGCCATCATTGCCAAATGGCGTTCCCGATTTTCCTAAAATTCTAATGAGAAGGGGTGTTCACTTCACTCGCACTCGACAACTGTATAGCCAGATAGCTTATGCAATGGTTGCTTATGGTGATCTAACTCAAGCGGTTGATAGTATGATGATCGCCCAGGCTGCAGTTAATTATAAAGTATGGGAAGATTGCGTAGGTACCGCAATCGATCCAAAGAAGCGTGTTCTAAAAGAAGCTAAAACGCATGCCACCAGGGATCCGATTACTAAGAAGATGCCAACCACGTTAAAAGAGCATCCGGACATGAAAACAATGCGCGAGGCCGAAGCAGCATATATTATGATAATTGATAAATTGGGCCTGACCGTTATTAAACGTGTTGGAATAATTAATACACTGAGTCTTTACGAGAGTATGCATGGCAATTCTAAAGGCCAGCAAGCAGATCCGTTTGCCAAATTTTTTATTAGTGACCAAATTGAAACAGCAGACTTTTACAAATAGGAGTAACAAATGAGTGACCACTTAATACAGTTAAACAACAAGATTCACCTACGCGATAAGCAACTAAAATGTTTTAACGAGTTGGTTGAGTTTATGCTTGGCTCGGAGCCCGACGAGGACACCGAGGAACATAAAACGTATACGACACGTAAAGAACGCCAAAAGCAAATAATGGAGTGGAAAGAATGATAAAATTAAGATTAGTATGGATGGCATTAATACTGGCCATCGCTTCAGGTTGCCAAACGACATTGAAAGATGAACGGGCAAATCTAAAAGCAACACAAACGGTGTACACTTCGGTAGTTAAACAGGTTGGCGCACTACGCAAGGCAGATCTACTATCTAATGGTGATTTTGCCCATGCTAAAATAATCAGTGCCACGATCTCGAAAAACTTAACATTGTGGAACGATGCGCTGCAGGCTGGTAAGACAAGGCCAGATATTGCAGACATCATTGAAAAAAACATGCACATACTCGGTGCTATATTAACTAAACATAAAGAGGTGGACTAATGGCTGCTATGAGCGTTGCATCAATACTATTAATATTTAACGCTGTTCGTGAATTTGAACATGTAGGCTCTGAATTCAAAGATTTAGTGGATCGTGTTGAGAAGGGCGAAGAAATTACCCTGGCTGAATTACAACTGGCTGAGGAAGCACAAGTCGATGCTAATGATGATTTGCAAAATATGGACTAACCATCGTGGAAATAATTAAGATAGATGAGATTAAAAAAATGTACGAATGCCTTGCGGGTGGTATATGGTACCAACATCCATCTATCGGCTTTAAGGCTATGTCTACTCGCCATCGTTTAGCAGCAATAGTCAAAGACATGCAATGGATCCATTTTAACTCAGTGAGATAACTTATCGTGGCAAGTAAACCAAGAATGCCCTCTTTGAAGGACTTTCATGCCACTCAGCCTTGGACGTATGCAGGGTATGAGAGGCGTTTTGATAAAGCCCTCAAAAAAGGTGAGTTCAAACTGGGGATGATCAACCCACTCACTAAAAAGCCTATGTACGATGCTGCTGCGATCGATACACTCGGAGACTATTATTTTTGTTTTCAGACAGCAGACTTAGTTTGTAACTTTATTGAGAATTGCATCACCCACGTAAAGCCCCACCGCTTCAAAAAATTTCCGTTACATGAATCCCAGCGTAAATTCTTCAGTAACCTGTATGGGTGGAAAAGTGTTGAAACAGGATTGAGGCGGTACTTTGAGTGTTTTCGTTATGTACCCCGGAAAAATTCAAAGACTTTTGATATCAGTGTGCTTTGTCATATCGGTATGATTCTCGATGGTGAGGGCGCACCGGAAATATATAGTGTTGCCAAGAGTAAAGATCAAGCCAAGCTAATTCAAGAGGCATTTGTAGGAACCATCCGTAATGATACAGATATGCCCGAGCTTTGTGCAAATGGGTGGCTTAGTCGGTTTTATGACATTGCCGGTTCAAAAAATATCCAAGGTGTTACTGCTGAGAACCATACCAGTGTATACAGAGCTCTATCAAGTGATGAGGGTGGTGCCCATGGTAAGAACCCTCACTATGCTTTGTGTGATGAGATACATACCTGGGCCAATCAAGATATGTTCGATGTGCTTCAAACTGGGATGGGTGTTCGTGATCAGCCGTTAATTATCTGTATTACCACTGCTGATCATGCACGTACCAGCTTTTGTAATAAAAAATTTGCTTATGCCAGGAAGGTTTGTGATGATCCGAATTATGATCTGCAATTCTTACCTATATTATATTTTGCTGATCCTGTAGAATTCGGTGATGATTGGAAAGATAAAAAGGTCTGGTACCGGGTTAATCCTATGCTTGGGCCCATTAAAAAAATTCATGTGATGGAACGCGAATTTAATGTGGCTAAGAACGAGGCCATCTACCAGAACGCATTTAAAAGACTGCATCTAAATATATGTACAAAGGCTGAGTCTGCAGCTTATGACATGAGCCAATGGGAAAAAGGATTTAATCTACCGGAAGATTCCAAAGAAGTGTTCAAACTATTAGGCCAGCCGGTACCTAAGTTTCTTAAAGGCCAACAATGCTATGGTGGGTTCGATGCTGCCTACAAATGGGATATGAGCGCCTTTGTTTTAGACTTCCCTGAATTCAATTATGTATTGTGCTTCAACTGGATAGGCAAGGAACATCCAGAGATTGACCAGTATAAGCGTGATCATGGCCACTGGTTGAGACAAGTCGGTGGAAAAGAAATTGATTTCGATAGGGTGGCCGAGGATATGAACGTTATTTTATCCTATTTCAATATTATAGATGTTGGCTTTGATAACAATGCCAGCCGGGAGATTATTAAAACTCTTGAGAGTGATAAAAAGAATTGTTGGAATTGTTTCACCATTACACCTAATTTCAGTAATCTATCCGAACCCATAAAGCATACTATCAGTAGTGTGGAGGCTGGAACTGTCCAGCATAACGGAAATAGCTGTTTCGCATGGCAATTGAGCAATACATCCATAAAAGAGGGAAACAATAACGATTATCTTTTTGTAAAATTTAAGGGTATCGATGCCCGGACAAAGAAAATTGATGCTGCAGATGCCTGGAGCTTTGCAAGATGTCGTCGCTTAGTGGGTGAAGAAGAAGAAACCAGCGCATACGTTGATCGCTTTAAGGATACTGGCAGCTACTTTTGATTTCTATTTGATAATATTCGATTAAATCATATATTGTTATTCCTTGTTATGTTTTTGTTGCGCCCCAGGCCAAATACCTTGGGCGCTTTTTTATTGTAATACACAGGACATTATTTCCCAAGGTAAATAATTATTTGCAATTATTCCGGATTTGGATATCTTACTATTTTAAGGCTTACATAAATACCACTCAAAGGATATTTAATGCTTGTTCCGCAATTTATAGAATCTATCCGAAATGGCTTTGAACTACTATTCGAGCAAACAAATGATCTTGGTATTACCTGGACAAGCGAAATAGGCTGGGGCAATGGTGGTGGCGCTTTTGATATATTAAACTATTCCCAAAGAGCTCTACCAACCAAATCCGGTAATGTAATGAATGGTTTTGAAGCATTAGCTATTAGTGCTTTTTTTGGTGCTGCCAGGATGATCGCAGAAGATATTGCCAAATTACCCATAAATATCTTCACATTAGACGCCCAGGGTAATAAAGTAGAAATCAATCGTGGCCACGCAATTTATAGCGTAATCAGTTTATCACCCGATGGAAAACGTACAGCACAGGAATTTTGGGAAGTATTGATCGTATGGTGCCTCGTATGGGGTAATGGCTATGCTTTAATCGATATGGATGAAAATGGAGAATTGCGATCTCTACAATTAATCAAACCTACCCGCGTATCCTTAAGAAAACACCGTGGCGAAATAACATACCGAGTTTTCAAAAATGTAGTGGATGATTTTTCATCCGGGCAGCCAGATGAATTTTCCGATATGGAAATGTTTCATTTACGCGGAATAGGTGATGAGGACACCGGCTGGCCAATCGTTAATTTTGGCCGGGAGTCATTAGGTATTACACTTGCCACACAAACTTTACAAGCCAATATGTTTTCTAATGGTATGAATTTAGGTGGTACCCTTGAAACAGATGCCAAGCTTGAGCCAGATCATAGAGAAGGAATGGGTAAAGAGTGGAGTGCAACTTATGGTGGTGTTAATAATATCAACAAAACAGCGATCCTGGACGATGGATTGAAATATAAGCCTTATGCTATTAAGGCCACAGATGCAGAATTACTTGAAACTCGTAAATTCCAAATTAGTGAAGTCGCTAGATGGTTCCGTATACAGCCACACAAATTAGGATTAATGGATAAAGCATCGTTAGATAATATCGAGCAAGAAAATCTAAAATATTTGAACGAAACACTTAGTCCCTGGATGAACCGTATCATTAATAACATCGAACGGAAACTTTTGTTTTTCGATCCAAATATTATTGTTGAGTACGATACCAAAGAATTGACCATGACAGACAGCGAAACCCGCGCTAAGTTTTGGAGTGATCTTATTGATTCAGGTGTCGCAACACCGAATATGGCGTCTAAGGATCTCGGACTACCTACACATCCAGAGGGCGACAAATATTATATGTCTCAGAATACTAAAGCCCTAGAAGAAATCGGCGTAGATGTCGATCTCAAGCGTATCGAGCTTGAAGAAAGACAAAAAGGACTCGATGAACCAGATGAGCCAGACGAAAATACCGATCACGATGATGATGATCCAGATAAAGATGATGAGAACACCGGCCATAAGGATGAGAACACCGGCCATAATACAGGCCATGAGAAGCATAAAAAAGAGAATACGGCCAATAAATTAGATATTACCCAGGATGTACTTGGCTCCGGACTTCAATACCTACTTAAAAGCGCCTTACAGATCGTTATCAATCGTGAGAGCAAGCATTATAAAGAACGCGATGCGATGAAAATCAAACATGGTGATAAATTTGATGAGTCGAAGAATAAAGAACAAGAAAAACGCTTTAACCAAAAGATAGTTGATAATTACATTGAAACTATTGAGCCATACCTAACAAAACTAGATATGGCCATGCCTAAAGACTATTTCTCAAAATGGATTGAATATCGTGCTGTAAATTGGGAAGATGAAAAAGCCATGCTTATGGCAAATGATCTAATTAAACATTATATGCAGATTAGCAATCATCCTTCTGGTTTATACACATTAAAAGGGCACGATGGTCGCCTTACTAATGTTGAAATAGACGAGAAGGGTGTACTCCGTGAGCTATGAACTTACCCCTCTGATAATTGATCTATGCCACCTACGAAAAACCAGATTCAATAAGATACCAAAAGCTATTCCTGGCGATAAAGGCGAGCCCGGCGATACTGGCATAAGTATCATTAAAGCTCACCAAATAGATAACAAATCATTCAAATTCGAGTTTAGCGATGGTAAATTTTCTCAAGCAATGGATTTACCACTGGCCAAGGATGGTGAAGATGCGATAAGTACCCCAGGTAAGCCCGGATCACCAGGTAAACCAGGTAAGCCTGGTAAAAAAGGTAGGGATGGCGTTTCTGTTGCCGATGTTGCAATATTTTCCCGAAATATAGTATTTACATTTTCCGATGGTACTAAGACTACTCTACCACTAAAATTTCCTTCTGGTTCGGGTAAAAACCCTGGTGTGGCCTTTGGAAGTGCTGAAGCAACCGTAAAAGATGTAGTTGGCATTTCCCCTATTAATATAACCGACTCGGGTGGAATATTTACAATTTCATTATTAACTAATGTTACCCAGGTAACAGAGGCGTACACGGCTCTACCTTCAGATGATGATATAATAGTTAGAGGTGGAATATTTACAATTGATTTGTTCCCTGAAGCAAATGGTACAAAAGATTTATCTATTATGTGCGTATCCGGAACCATTACAATAGATGCTTTTGAATCTGAAACCATTAATGGCAATTTAACTACCGTACTTACTACTGACCAAGCGATTATTTTAGTGCGGGATGTCGGCGTGGGTTGGAGAATAAAATAAATGGCATTTAAAACAAACATAGCACCAAACACACGCACATTCATTGTGTCACCTAATGGTAACGATAGTCAAGATGGCCAGGGGCCAGAGACAGCATTATTAACCATTGCAACAGCAATATCTAGGATTAATGCATTAGTGCCACCACCGGGATCTGATGCAGGCGATTTTAGTTTAATTCAAATTGTTGGTGCTGGGCAATTTACTGAATCTGATTTGGTTTTCCCTACAGGTTGCCAAATTAATGCAGAGAATACATTTCTTTTCCCTACAGGAAATGGCGTTACTCCTGGAAATATAACCTCGATGAATATTGCTGTTGTTTTTTGTGTAGCAGTCGGGGCAAAGGCATTCACTTATGTAGATGCATTGACAATAGGTGTCCAAGCCTTAAGTGCAGTAACAGTAGGTATTAATAGTTTCTGTACCCATGTAAGTGGCTCATGTAGAGAGCTATATATAAAAATAGATCAAATGAGAATTGGCGGTGCTGGCTCGGTTGGATTAATAAATAACTGCGATGACCCTGACCCATTAACTGTAACTGTTGATAATATGATATTAAATGCCAATAATACTACGGGTATGTTACATAGCCATGCTACTCTTAATGTAATGAAAACATCTATTAAACTGATATCTATAGTTGAAGAAACTGGCAGTAGTTTAACTGGCACCATCGGCGTTGATATTCAAAGAGGTCTATGTTCAATGATTGCTTCTAACATAGAAGCTGAGACTGCTATACATGTTTCCGATGGTGCAGAATTAAATCTTACTGCTTCATTAGTAATTGGGGATATTATAATAGATAGTGGTGGTATGCTTCGCTGTAATATAGCTAATTTCTCTTTAGCCACTGGATCTATTACCATTAATGGAACAGTAAAGGGGCAAATAGGCGATTTCATGTACGGAGATGAGCCAAGGTTAGTTGATAGCAGTACAAGTGGTGATGATTTAGTAATAAAAAATGGTGAAGATATAGTTATAGGTGTATTGACTGGCACATTAGCATTAACCATTGAGACTAACACTGTAATCTTTACTGTTAGAGATAAAGACGAAAATATATTGCCAGTAACTAAAGAGGTTACTATTACATTGAGTGGTGGTGATTCACTAACGCTTGGTTTTAAGAACGATTATGTAATAGTAAACCAGGATGAAGTAACCGATGATTGGTCATTTTATAATTACAGAAACGGGAAAGGTGAGATAATTTAATGGCCGATAAAACAACTGATAACCCGACTGCTGAAGAATTACGTATAACATGCTATGCTGTAGTAGCTTTGAACGCTGCACCATCTAGCAAAACTGATACGGGCCAAATAGGTGATATAAGGTTCACTGCAGACTATATATATTTATGTGTCGCTACAAACTCATGGAAGCGCGCCGCACTATCCGCATGGTTAGCTTAACAATAAACGTAAAGGAAAGAAGAATTATGAGTTATGGAATTTTAGGAAAAGGATTAAAATGTATTTATAGAGCCATACCCATTGTAGGCGATGGCAAACATACACGCCATGAGCTATATTTAATAGCCATCAAACCTAAAAAGGTTGTGAGCGAGGCGGATAAAGAAGCTGCTAAAGCTAAAAAAGAAGCTGCCAAGAAAGCCAAGGCAGAAAAGGCCCAGGCCAAAAAAGATGCTGCAGCTAAGAAGAAAGCAGACAAAGCAGCAAAAGCCAAGGCTAAGAAAGATGCTGCAGCTAAAAAGAAATCTAGTAAAAAGAAAACTAAAAAATAGGAGAATTATATTATGGCCCGCACAGGATTAACCGGAAATTTCTCGGCTGATAGTTCTATAAAAGTCATTGATGATAACGTTAACAACCCCGCTATTTCGGTTAATTATTCAGTTAGCCAGACATATTCTTTTGGTACCAGCGCAGGCCAAGCCAACGTGATCAGTAGCGAAGAATACTCACTAGCTGCCAGTGGCACTCAAACATTGGTATTAGATGATAGCAGTCTAGCCGATATGTTTGGTAACGTAGCGGATTTTTCCAATATTAAGGGTATTCGCATTCAGCATTCAAATAGTTCCACTTCAACTGGTATTACCATTGGTGGTACGTTTACAGTGGCGTTTACTGCTGGTACAGATCAATTGGCCGTTAGTTTAGCTGCTGGTGGATATATCGCATTTAGTGATAATGCTGTTGTCTTGGCTGTCGGCTCTGGCGAAACGATCACAATTACCGCTGATAGTGGTAATACCGCGTTATTTACAGTCGATCTATTAGGAACATAAAGAGAGGAAAAGACAATGGCAGATAAAATATTTTTAGGAGCCGGGGCAATCCCAGGCGATTACTCAGCAACGGATAATTGGAAGGGTGGCGTAATACCGACAACCGGTGATGATGTTTTTTTTAATAGTTTATCTGCTGTTGTAGATGTTAATGCGGGCTTAAACCAATCCGCAATCGTAATAGGATCAATAACCATCGATAATGGGTTCGAGGGTACTATCGGTACTAGCACCACATTTTTACAGGTAGCATCGCCACTTATTACAATTGGTGGTGAGGAAGGTAATGGATCGCAACGGATTAACATCGATGCGGGAAGTGGCACAGCGTCTACGATTAACGTATTGGATATTGGTTCTACTGGTGCAGATCAGAATTTTTCACCATGTCGATTAAAAGCCAATAATGCCTCAACAGTTATTCAGATCAATGGTGAAACATCCAATGTATCTATAATTGATGAAGCTGATGCCAGCGGTACGATTGCCACAATTGATATTATCCTGGCAAGTACTGTTTTTATAGGTGCAGGCTGCACCTTTACAACTTTGAATCTATTAGAGGGTACAACCGATGTAGGCGAAGCTCAAGGCACAATTAATGTTTCAGAGGGTTTAATCACCCTTAGAGGTAGTACAGCCGTTACAGCCGTTGTTCAAACTGGCGGTACCGTGATCAGTAATACTACTGGTACCATTACAGCATATACAGGTAGAGCCGGTTTATTGGATACAACCGATTCAGCATTAGCCCGTACAATTACAACTTTAACCAAAAGCCCAGGCTTCACATTCGATAGGCATATCGCTGTTACTGTGACTAACGATAACCTGGATACCGCTTTTCAAGTGTTTGAAATAGCAATTAACTAATAATCCTCTCTTTACGTTTATTGCGGAAAGAGGTTGCCGGGTGTTAGAAGCGCCCGGTAATTTTAATTTATAGGAGCAGAACATGAATAATATATGGATGATCAATCACGACTATATTGATTGGGTAGCAAATTTTATTAAACAATCGGTTGAGATCGATATAGAACAGTTTATGCGCTCCACGGGTGCCCAGGCTGTTGCACCAATGATGTCGATCGACAAAAAAGGAATTGCGACTATTCCTATTATGGGCCCGATGGCACCAATGCCACACGCAGTAATGAAAATGTTTAATGGTACCAGTACAAGTGAATTAAAGAAATCATTTCAACAAGCGCTTACTAATCCACGGATCAAAGGTGTTTTGATGCCAGTTAATTCCCCAGGTGGTAACAATGCCATGATAGATGAGACAGCAGCTTTAATTCGTGAAGTGTCTCAACGTAAACCTGTTCTCGCGCATGTAACCGGTCAGAATGGATCAGCAGCTTACTATGCAAGTAGCCAAGCGAATAAGATCTATGCACAGAACCGGACTAATCAAATTGGATCCATTGGTACCAAGTTAGTTATCCAGGATACATCTGAAGCATTGGAAAAAGCAGGTGTAAAAAATATTGTGATCGATACCGGTAATAATAAATCTATTGGCCAAGGTACTAAAGTTACCGAAGCTCAACAAGAGTATCTTCAAGAGATCGTAAATACCCTACAAGGCTACTTTGACAAAACGGTAGTTGAAGGTCGTCCAGACGTTGATATCAATGCCGTAAACGATGGTAGTATCTTCCTGGCTCAGATTGCCAAGGAAAAAGGATTGATTGATGGTATTAACCCTATTGAGAATACACGGGCTCGCTTACATGCGATGATCCGATAAGTTATTAATATACAGGATGCGTGTTGCGTACCTTGCGATTTATTTGCAATTATTAGAAGCGCCGCGTATCTTGTTATAATAATTTGACAGCTACAAATACTTGAGTAGACAGAGATCACGAAAAGTTATAGTTGTTAAGATAATAAATTTAGAGGCAGAGACCCAAACAGATTATAAAATCTATTTGCAGGTCTTTTTTTTGTTTTAACAACTAAACTAAAGAGGTTATATAGTGAAAACTTTGAAGGAACTATTAAATGCGTTGCTTTCAATTCAATCCCAAATGGGCGATATCGACTTAGATGCTGAGTCATTTGATATTGTTAATTGGAATCAGCTTGAAGCAGATGAATCAAAGCTTGAACGTCAAATCAAGCAAGCCCGACTTAAAATCGCTGCCGATCAGACTGCAGACGATCACACCAAGAAAGCCAAAACACCGGCTAAGAATATTGTTCAAGATTCTGACGATGACGACAATATCAATCCAAGCCATGTATATGGTGTGAAACAAGACACCGACAAAAACCTCGGCTATATGTGTGGTGGTGAATTACTTGCTGAAGCAATTAACTTTGCTCATAGTGGTGTGGTACTTCCGGGCGAAGATTACAAATTCAGAACCGAGCGTTTTGAGCGTTATCTTCAAAGTACGGATTCTATTTCCATCGAACAAGCTTCTGGTACTGCCAGCACTTTGGATGATGGAATCGAGATCATACCGACATTGTTACCCGGTATTAAAGAACGTGGGCCAGGTACATTCAATCCTGTACTACAAATGTTTCAGCCAATCATGTCTGCTCGTAAAGAGATTGATTTCTACATCAATGAAGATGTATACAATATCGATGGTCTTGTCGTCCAGCGTGTTGATGAGGGTGGACAGTTAACAGCCCAAAAATTCACTAACAAACTCGAACGCATGCGTTTGTATAAAGTTGGTGTCTTTGCACAAATCACTGAGGAAGATCTTCAGAACGTGCCGATCCTGGAATCTCGTTATATGAATCGTGCGCCTTTGGTTATCGCAATTCAGAAGGTTACAGATATCATATCTGGTAGTGGCATTACAACTCCGATTGGATTTACTACTGCTGCCAATGGTGCGCGGATCCTGTCTACACGGGCTGTATCTAACGAAATCGCTTTCGTTGATTTGTCTACAATGGAAAAACGTTACTTTCGTGGTGGCGGTGGTGGTAATGGTGTTTACTTCACCAATCAATCCACTCTCGGTCAATTGATGGAGCTTACAGATACGTCTGGTGCTTTGATCTGGAAAGCTAGTCGTAATGATGGTGTTCTTGGTGGGCCGATCCACGGTACATTAATGGGACGCCCATTAATTGTGTCAGAGGATCTTCCAGCACTCGGAAGTATCGGTGATCTGAGCCTGGTCAACGTAGAAGGTTATTTATTCGGTGAACATACTTCTGGTATGCGTTTTGCTGAGTCAATGCACTTTTTCTTCGACACGGATAAAAAAGCATTACGTTGGCTCACAACTTATGGAGGTCGCCCTTATTTCACTAAGGCTTATACACCTCGTAATGGTGGTGAGGATCTTTCACATTTCGTATTACTAAACGCCTAAATTAAACAACCTTAACGCCTAAATTAAAGGAGAATTTAACATGGGCTTAAATAGAATCTCAAATCGTATCATTCAACTAGCGAAAATCATCCCCGCAGTGGGGGCGACTACTCGCTTGAGTGAAGATAATGCCAGTGCAACGTTCTTTGTGGACTTCCGCACTCAACTAGAACTGTTGGCGTATGTACATTGTGCCATCATGGGTACAAGTGTAACAGCACAGTTTATGCAAGCAACTTCAGCTACCGGAACAGCATCCAAGGCGCTAACTACGCCTCGGATCACTTCTGTAATTACTGTTGCTGAAACTGTGGCACAATTGGAATTTCGCCAAGAGGAAGCTAATGCCTTGCTCGATATCGATGGTGGCTTTTTCTTCATTGGTTTACAGATTATTTCCGTAGGTGCTACCACGGTTGCATCTGGTGAAATCTATGGTCTGTATATGACAGATGAAGATGGTGCTGGCCCACAAACTGACGATCAAGCGACAAGTGCGTTTACATTTCGTCAAGTAATAGCCTAAATTAATGGGAGTATCGAACAATGTCTGGACTAGTCCAAACAGTCGCACCAACGAGTGAGCCAGTAACCAGGGCAGCAGCCCAGTTATATGCTCGCTACGAGGAAGGTGATATCGAGGATGAGTTGTTCGATACTTTCATAGCTATTGGCCGTGAACAGGTGGAAGCCATAACGGAACACCAGTTAAACACAGCCACGTTCGTACAATACTTTGATAGCTGGCAGCGTACTTTTTGCTTGAGTAAGCCACCGCTTCAAAGTGTTACGAGTGTTCAATTCACGGATCTCGATGGTGCTACTCAAACTGTATTAGCTGCCGATTATGCTGTTAATGACAAAGATCAGCATCGTGGTAATGTACGATTCAATTTTGATTTCATATTTCCCGTACTTAGCAATGATCGAATGAATTCAATTCAAATTACTTTCAAGGCAGGCTATGAAGCATGGCCAGTAGCATTACCAGCCGGTGTCCCTAAGACACTTGCTCACTCTATTAAATTATTTGTGAATGATGTATGGAGCCATCGGGAGTTTGAACTTGATGGAAAAGTTACAGGCAATATTCAAAACAATAAAGTAGCTATGCAAATTCTCAACTCGTATCGGGTAAATACACCAATTGGAATCGGTATTGGCAGTAACGTTCCACAATTTATAAGGTGATAATATGACGATTCGTGGAACGATGAAAAATAGAGTCCAACTTCAAAAGCCGGTATTCGGTACCAATGATGCCAATGAAGAATTAGAATCTGAAACATGGGCCGTAGTTGCAGAAGCCTGGGCGCAAATTATACCTATTGGTGGTAGTGAATATACCCAAGCAGCAGCACAGCAAGCCAAGCTGATCTTTCTTATCACAGTATTTAACATCAGTTTGTACTAATTGTTTCTTGTAATTACTGATATTATAAACAGCCCCCGATGCTTGATGGAAAAAGCGCATAGAGGAATTGATTAAGCTTGTCTTACCTTTGATGTTAAATACTGTGATAAGAAAGATCAGCTTGGCTTGCTGTGCTGCTGCTT